ATAAATCAATACCTGCAAAAACAATAGCGCTTTCGCAAAATGGAGATTGGATAGGTGGTGAAAATAGTGGGTGGGCAAAAGAACTTAAACTTAAAAGAAAAGCAATGAATAGTTTTTTTTGCAGTACAGAAAGACCTTTTGAATTTACAGGTAGAATAAATGAAGATGTTAATGCTTACACAAGACTAGGATCAGTAGGTGATTTATTTTTAACTATACCTAATGTATCTTTAAAACAAACAGATACACAAGCAAATGATGGTGGTTTGACAGATATTTATTTGAGTCAGGGAACATATGTTAAATCTTTTTACTCTGTAATGTTTAGTCCTTCAGCAGTTAAGGTTGCAATGTTGAATACAGAAAGATCAAGACTACACCACAGGGTAAGTTGGAACAATGCAGTACCCAAAATATTAAATGAAAACATAAAAAGTAATGGACAAAAGTAGACACATAAAAAAAGAAGCAATGCTACAAGCATTAGAGAATAGTTTAGGAGTAGTAACAGTTGCTTGTAAGCAAACAGACACACCTAGAAGTACATATTATAAATGGCTAAAAGAAGATGAAGACTTTGCTAAGGCTGTTAAAGAAGTAGAAAACATAGCATTAGATTTTGCAGAAAGTCAGTTACATACACAAATAAAAGATGGTAGTACATCTGCTACTATATTCTATTTAAAAACTAAAGGCAAGAAACGTGGGTATATAGAAAGACAAGACATAGATATTACAACAGGTAATGAGCCTATAAAAATAAATATTGATCTTGGAGATTAAACCAAAATTTACTAATACACAAAAAGAATGTTTAAAATACTTATTTGATAATAAGACAAAAGAAGTTTTATTTGGTGGAGCAGCTGGTGGTGGTAAGTCTTGGGTTGGTGTAAGTTATATTATAATGATGTGTTTACAATACTCTGGTACTAGGTACTTAATGGGTAGGTCAAAACTAGATGCACTTAAAAAGACTACATTAAATACTTTCTTTGAAGTTTGTAGTGCTTGGGAATTAAAAGCAAATGAACACTATAACTTTAATGGTTCAAGTAACATAATAACATTTTATAATGGTAGTGAAATAATATTAAAAGATTTATTCTTATATCCATCAGATAGAAACTTTGACTCATTAGGTTCTTTAGAAATTACAGCAGCATTTATAGATGAAGCAAATCAAATAACAGAGAAAGCAAAAAACATAGTAGCATCAAGATTAAGATATAAACTAGATGAAAATGATTTAATACCTAAGTTGCTTTTAACTTGTAATCCTGCTAAGAATTGGGTATATACTGAATACTACAAACCTGCTAAAGAAAAGACATTAAAGTCAAGTAAAAAGTTTATACAGTCTTTAGTTGGTGATAATACCTATATATCTAAACATTATGAAAAGCAATTATCTGAATTAGATGAATTGAGTAAGCAAAGACTACTATTTGGTAATTGGGAGTATGATGCAACTAATGATAGTTTAATTGATTATAATTCAATAATAAGTCTATTTAGTCAAAGGGGTACAGATGGTGAAAAATACATAACTTGTGATGTAGCACGTTTTGGAAGCGATAGAACAGTTATAATGCTTTGGAAAGGGTTACATATTACTTATGTGAGAACATTGCTTAAATCGGCTGTAAATGATGTTGTGGAAGAGATTAAGAAATTACAACAAGAGAATCAAGTAAATTTAAGAAATATAATTGTAGATGAAGATGGAGTAGGTGGTGGTGTAAAAGACTATTTACGTTGTAAAGGATTTGTAAATAATTCTAAGGCTTTAAAAAATGAGAATTATCAAAATTTAAAAACACAATGTTATTATAAACTTGCAGACCTAATCAATAAAGGTCAATTAGGTATAAGTTGTTCTGATGTAAATGTTAAGCAACATATTATAGAAGAACTAGAGCAAGTAAGAACAAAAGATGCAGACAAAGACAATAAATTACAGATATTACCAAAAGACACAGTAAAGGCTATTTTAGGCAGGTCACCTGATTATGCTGACGCTTTAGCAATGAGAATGTTCTACGAGATAGACAGCAACTTTGGTAGATACTATGTACAATAAACTAAATATTAACTTTTTCTATTATATATTATGAAAGTCAAGATCAAGAAAGGAGATAAGACTAAAAACTACAAATTAATAAACAAATGGTCAGAAGTCACTTTAGAAAAGTGGCTGAAACTTGTGAAGTTAGAAAGTGGAAGTAAGAGCAAAGAAGCGGTTGAAACTATAACAGCATTGTCTAATATACCAAGACAATTAGTAAATGAGTTGACAGTAAAAGATGTTGCTGTTATAATGGAAAAACTTTCTGAAGTTCAGTTGAAGCAAAATAGTTCTTTATGTAGGATAATAGAAGTTGAAGGAGTTGAGTATGGGTTTCACCCCGACTTAGATGAAATAACGTTAGGTGAGTATGCAGACATAGAGACTTTTATAAAAAATGGTATAGAGAATCATTTGCCTGATTTAATGGCGGTTTTATACAGACCGATAACAGATAAAAAGAATGATGTATATACTATTGAAGCATATGATGGTAATATTAGAATGAGAAGTGAAACATTTAAAAATATGAAGGCAGAAGAAGTGCAAAGTGCGATGGTTTTTTTTTGGGTTTTCGTGAACGAATTGTTTCAGATTTTGCCCTTATATTTGATGGACAGGCTGAAGGAAACGAACAAGCAATAGCATCTGATTCATTCGCAGAACGTTGGGGTTGGTTTGGCGTAATGTATAGATTGACAAATGGCGAGATAGTAAATTTAGAAAGGATAACAAATTTAAGTTTGTTAGAATGCTTAACTTGGTTAAGTTATGAAACAGATTTAGATTCACAAAATAAAGTAAATTTAAATGATAGCAAATAAAACGTATAATAACGTAATAAACACTTTAAAGAATATAGGTGACAAACATCATCAAATAGCAACAGTTACAACAGGTGACATATTCGACATAAATTTGGAGAAAATGGAGAAGTTCGCTTTAATGCACATAAATCCGGTTAATGTAACAACACAAGATAGTGGTCTTATATATAACTTTCAAATATTTATATGTGACTTAGTAACTGAAAAGAAAGATTGGACAACTGAAAATTATCAGTCAGCAGAAAGACTAAGTAGTGAACAACAAGTGTTAAGTGACTGTCTACAAATATCAGTAGATATAATATCAATGCTTAGGCACAGTTTATATCAGTCTTCTGATGGTAATGTAAATAATCCATTATACTTTTTACAGGGTCAACAAACATTAGAACCGTTTACAGAAAGATTTGACAATGAATTAACAGGTTGGGTTTTTAGTTTAGGAATATTAGTACAAAATGACTTTGATGCTTGTATAATACCTGCATCAAGTGGTGGTGCAGGAGAATAATGAAATTTAAGATAGGTAAATATAGAATAGAAATAGGTTTTTTTAAAATAACAATAAAACTATGAATTACGAAGATGTATTAGAAAAACTAGAAGCAATAAGTATAAATTTAGAATCTTATACTGACTACCCACAAGCAGCAACTAACAATGCTAAAAGAGCAAGAAAATGGAAAGAAGAAAATGGTAGTGATTGTGGATCAAGAGTAGGTTGGACTCGTTCAGCACAGTTAGCAAATAGAAAACCTATAAGTAGAGATACAATAGCAAGAATGGCTTCATTCAAAAGACATCAACAAAATAAAGACGTACCATATTCAGAAGGTTGTGGAGGTCTAATGTACGATGCTTGGGGAGGAAGTAGTGGTATAAATTGGGCAATAAATAAATTAAAACAAATAGATAAAGATAAAAACAAATAATTATGGCGGACTTAGTAACAACAATCACAGAAACAGTAACCTTAAATGGAGCAGTAAGAGGTTCATCAAATGTATTAACAACTACAGGAGTAGTAGATGTATTTGAACGTATATTAACTTGTGCGCATTCAAACACTACAACAGTAGCAGTATTTAATTCTACACCACACGGAGCAGCAGGAGCGTTAGATGTAGAAAACTGTAAATACTTTCGTATAAGTAATCTTAGTACAGACCAAGATGTTATAGTTGCATTTGTAACTACTAACACTAACTATCAGGTAACTGTAAGAGCAGGTGGATCACACGTATTATTTCAAGCAGAAAATGCAGCAATAGCAGAAGAAGATACAACACCTGCTTTTCCTACATTAGAAGACTTAGTAACAGTACAAGTAAGACCATCAGCAACAACTGATGTACAA